GCTCCATCATCAGCATCGCGGTGTTGGCCACGACGATCGCGTACGGGTGGGCGCCTGCCTTCAGGCAGTCCTTGCAGTAGGCGAAGCTGGCCGGGATGCCGGGCATCGCGCCGACGCCTAGCGGGGGATTCTGGCCGCACACGTCGCACATGCCGCTCACGAGCCGGTCCCGTCCACATAGGCCGCGTCCCAGCTGCGCTGCACGGCGTCCAGTGTGCGCATCAGCGCCCCGCTGTCTTTCTGCTTGAGCACGATCAGGTGGTTGCCCTCGAACCGCAGATCGAGCAGCCCGGGGTAGCTGGCGTACAGCACCTGCATGAGCTGGTCGGCGATGACGAACAGGTGATTGTCGATCGCCACCCGCTCGATCACGAGATCCAACATCACGTCTTTGGTCAGCTCATCCGGCAGCTCCAGGATCGAGGTGGGCCGGGCTGGCATGTCATCGGTCATGCGTCGAATGTACCCCGCCGTAGGGACGGGGCACAACCGTTAGCCGCCGATCCCATGCTCATGCCACATCGCACGGATGCGCTTCGCCATGTTCGAGTCCGGCGCGTAGCTGCGCCCGGTCGGCGAGACGTACCGGCCGTCGCTGTTGATCTGCCAGTCAGCCGGGTTGTACTGGTCCCGTCGCACCTTCGGTCGCCGACGCGTCATCTCGTGCGGTGGCGGTGCCACCAGCGGGTCCGTGTCATCCCGGCTCGTCAGGTCGGCCAGGTCATAGGTGCCGTTGCGGTACCGCGCGTAGCTGGCGATCTGCGCCTCGGTGAACGCGGCCTTGACGGCAGCCACCAGCGCGGCAGGCGAGCTGGCCACGACCGCCCAGCCCTGCGCGACCGGCATCGAGAAGCGCAGGCCCTGCGGAGTCATGTCGATGTTGACCTGGATCGAGCGCACCTGATTGCGGACCGAGGGCGGACCCATCTCGGGGTGATGGGTGTCGGACTGCGGTCGAATCTCCACGCTCACCACCTCCTGCTGTCTCCCTGCCGGACGATGCGGCTGCGGCTGGTCCGGGTCGGCATCGTGCCGTGCGCCCGCGAGATGGTGGCCGGGCCACTGATCTTGGACAGCTGGGTGAACGCGTGCACGCCCGTGTCCATCCGGTCCGGCGACTTCTGCGACTCCTGCCAGCTGATCATCTGATGCTCCAGCTCGGGAAAGTGCCCGACCGGATGAACGTGATCACCCTCGAACAGCGGGGCGATCACCTTGGCGCGGAAGGTCTTGGAGCCCTTGGCCGGGAACGCTCGGACCGGCACGCCGGAGATCGGCAGGTCCATCGCGTTCGGCACCCACTGCCACATCTCGATCAGGTTGTGTTCCATGTTCGTCCGGTCCACTGGCGACGCGTCATCACGCACCAGCTCATCCACGGCGCGCCGCAGCAGATCCTCCGGCGGGAGCTTCGGGCGCGGCTGGTTGTGGAACGGGCGCCACAGCTCGTCCATCTTGCGGAATTCGCGCGCCATGTCTTTCCACACCTGCTTGGCCTGTCGTTTCAGGCCGGACAGCGACTGCTCGTAGGCCACCTCCTCGGCGCCGAACTCCAGCGCGGCCAGGAACGCGACTCGCAGCCAGCGCCCCGAGGTCATGTGGTCCGAGCGGTCCGCCAGCAGGTAGTAGTCCTCGTTCACGCCCTTGCCCGCGACGACCACGCCAGCCTCATCGCCGTCACCCTCGTTGTCTGCCGGGTCCACCCAGACGCCCACCTTGAACAGCTCGGGCGCTTCCTTGACGCGATTGCGGTCGAACCACTCCTGCTGGAAGATCCCGCCCGCAGGCGGATGCGGGTCACCCTGATACAGCGCGGACCACCAGCGCTCGCCGACGCGCTTGCGGATGCGCGGCCAGTCGCGACCGCCCTTGCGTGCCGAGGTCAGGTACTCGCCCGGCGCACGCCCCAGCGGGTCATCGCTGCCCGCCTGTGCCCGGATAACGAGGTGCTTCCACTCGGGCGCCGGATCGGCCGCGTCCTGGCGCAGGATGCGGCCGATCAGATCGTCCTCGTGCCAGCGCGTCCCGATCACGATCACGATCGCGCTGCCCGCCAGCCGGGTCGTCGCCACTGACTGGAACCAGTCCCAGATCGCCTGCCGCTGGCCGGGACTGTCGGCCGCCTTGGCGTCCTTCACCGCGTCGTCGATCACCAAGATGTCTGCGGATCGGCCGGTGAACGAGGATCCAATGCCCACGGCGGTCAGGCCACCGTTGATCCGGCCCGGCACGTCGGCGAGCTGCCAGTTGGTCTGCAACGCCTTGTCTGGGTCCAGCACCAGGCCAAAGTTGTCCTCCTGGTTGGCCGCCTGGCGATCGCCCTTGTAGCCACCCCCGTACGCCTCGATCAGCTGACGGACGGCGAGTGTTGACCGCGCTGCCAGGTTCTGCTCGTAGGAGGCGACCACGATGCGCCGGGACGGATCGCGCAGCAGGAGCCACAGGCTGGCCGCCGTGCCGACCCGCAGTGTCTTGCCCTCTTGTGGGGGCGTGGAGATCACCCAGCGGCGCTGGGCACCCGTCTCAGCCTGGATCACCGCCCGGTCCAGCGCGACCATCATCCCGGTCTGGACGACCTCGGGGTTGGTGAACTTCGCGACGTGGCCGGGCGAGCGGAACCGCTTGATCGCCTGCTTGCGCTTGACGATCCGGCCCAGGCGGATCTCGGCCAGCCGACGCTCGTTCGGGTTCAGCTGGTCGAGTTTGGCGCGGATCTCCGATTCAAGATCGCGCTCGGCTCGTGCGTACGTCAACCGATGTCCTCGGCGTCCAGGATCAACGGCACGTCGTCGTCGCTGGACTCCATCAGCTGCACCACGTCGGCCAGCGTCTCGTTGATGCGGGCGTTGGAGATCTCCAACCGGATCGCCGCGTTGAGGCCCAACAGCTCGTTCTCCTTGTCCAGCACCTCCAGCACGATCCGTGCCGCCTGCACGGCCTTGTCATTCTTCGGCGAGAGCGCGGAGGGCATCCACGCGCGCTTGAGCAGCCGATAGGTCTCCAGCTGTTGAGCCAGCAGCTGTTGGCGATCCGCCGACCGCTCCGCCAGCGTCTCGGCCAGTGTGTCGTGCAGCAGCTTGCTGGCCATGTTGCGCGTGATGTTCAGCGTCTCGGCAGTCTTGGTGATCGTCATGCCGGAGGACACCAGCTCGACAACCTTGGCCGCGTTGACGGCGTGCAGCGCGGTGACCTGCGCCGACTCGCCCTTGTGGTCCTTGTGGAGCAACTTGTTGGGTCGTGCTGGCACTACCAGTCACCTCCTCGGTCTCGCGACGGACGTGCGAATCACAGCCCGGTCGCGCGACACATTTCCTTGACGATCTCCATCGGTTCCCACGATGCGTAGACGTTCACCGATGCGCCCGCGTCGACGGCGTGATCGGCGAACCGCAGGGCACGGGTCCGGGCGCCCTTGATCCATGAGTCGTTCTGTGTCGAGCCTCGTGCGGCCCGTTGGGCTTCGGCCCGACCCTGATTGATGATCAGGTATACCCGCAGCTGATGATCGCCCTCGTGGCATGCCTGGATCAACCGGCGCACCGCCAGCCGGGCACCCTCACCGAGGATCGGCACCACGGGCTTCTCCGCGCCGATCAGCCAGCGGTGCACGTCCACGATCGCGGTCATGCTCATCGCGTCCGTGCCGGGAAACCCATCCGGGTGTTTGCCCGCGCGGGCGCCCAGCTCGATCGCCCGCAGCTCAGCGGTGCGGGGCGGCGCGAACGTCTCGTGCAAGGTCTCCATGCGCGGTCGGGTATCCCATGGGACGCGGTGATACCGCTCGGTGAGACGGTCCATGATCCAGGACTTGCCCACTCCCGGCTCACCGACGAGATAGTGCAGCGTGCTCACAGCGCCTCCACCACCCGCTCGGTTGCCGCTGGTGCGATCGCGTAGCCAGTGCGATGGAAGCCGCCGACGTAGCTGTGGATGCCGTCCCCAGCGAGCTCGGACCCCTTGCAGCGCATGCCCAGCTCAGCCGTCCAGCCGGAGACTGTGCTGATCATGCCCACCTCGTAGGCGGCCTGGAGCATCTTGCGCCCCTGCTGCACCGCCCCGTCCGTGGTGCTCGCCGACGAGGACCCGAGGCGAGCCCGCCTACCCACCTTCGCGGCAGCGATCGTCTTGTACGGCGCGTAGTGGTGCAGCCGCACGCGGTCCGGCATGGTGAGCGCGCGGTCTGGCTGCTCGTGTAGCCAGGTGACACCGAACGTGGCTCCGATCGGCTGCCGGGTGGCGCCGGTCGCCCACAGCACGCGACTGGCCGAGTAGAACTCGTACTGGTTCATCGTCTCCGTACCAACGCCCATGTCCAGCGGGTAGCAGGTAGCGGGCACAGCCTTCACCAGCGGCTCCAGCGGGTCGATCACGAACCAGTCGGCCTCCTCGCGCGGTTCCCTGTCCGGCTTGCGGTAGTTGGTCACCCAGCCGCCCTGCCGGACGTTGACGCCCCATCTCTTGAACAGTTCCAGGGAGCGATCGAACAGCGCCAGCTGGTCGCCGTGGTGATAGCCGCGCCGCAGCAGCGCCACGGCCGCGACGCTGGCCGGGTTGCCGGAGTCGAACACCTGGTGCTCGATGTCTCGGTCCCGCAGATGGTGCGACAGGCTGGAGCCGGTGATACCGGCGCCGACGACAATGATCATGGCCTCTCCAGGATCTCTCCGGTGCGCTGGAACGCGCGCTTGCGATCGGCGTCCGGCCCGATCCAGCCGTGGAACTCCCCCAGGTACTCCTGCGGCAACGTCTCGCGACGCGCGACAAAGATCGGCAACGTTTCCTCGCTGGGCACCGCGTACAGCTGGGCCTGCATCGCGTCGATGTCGTGCCCGAGGTAGTAGTGCCCAGAGAGCAGGCTGTGGAAGTCGCACAGTGAGGTCTCCACGTACCCCAGGTCCGTCTCGCCGAGATTGGCGGCAAGACTGGTCGTGCGCCGGTCCAGGTCGGCGATCACCGCCGTGGAGTTGCCTGCGGGCTGCGGGCCGAACACGTCCGCCAGCCCCTTGCGCGGGCCGGTGCTGTCGGCGTGCTGCGCGTCGGTGGGCTGTATCGGCCGACCGAGCACCTTCTGCGCCATCTCTGCCGTCTTGTACGCGGCCCACCGGCCGTTGCCGTAGACGGTCAGCAGGCGGTCAATCTGCTCGGTCCAGGAGGGTGCGCACAGCGCCGCGTACGGACCGCCGAACACGTCGAACATGTCGAACAGAGCCTGGAAGTGGCCCGTCAGCTTGCCCGGGTCACGGTGGCCACGCCGCTCGGTCGCGGTCGGCAGCTTCAGCCGGTCCGGCTTGGGCATGTGCGGGTTCGGGTTGTCGCCGAACACCAGCAGGGCGCTACCGAGGTGGTAGTAGGCGACGTGCAGGAAGATCAGCCATGCCATCTGGCTGTCGGAGGTGCCTCGCTCCACCAGGTACTCGCGCATCACCGGGTAGACCGGATCAATGTCCTTGGTGGCCTTCTGAAGCCAGTGCCACCGGTAGTAGAGCCCATACCGCTCCGTCACGGCTGCACCAGCCCCTCGGCGAGCTCCTGCGCGTACCGGCGCTCCCGCTCGGTGCGCTTCTGCTGGGCATACCGGGTCTCCTGCGCCGTGGTGGCACAGTCCTTCATTCCCCGCAGCGCGTAGAACACCACCGAGTAGCGGTACGCGTCCTCGGTCTCCGCCTTCATCGGCGTCACGCCGTGCACCAGCCGGAACCCCGGGAACCAGACGGCCCACGAGTCGCGGCAGTCGATCACCAGGCCGTACTCGGGGATATGCAGGTGGCCACCCCGGATGCCCCGGCGCACGACCGGCATCGCCGACCACACGTCATAGTTCGAGCTGTCCGTGTGGTAGGGCATCGCCACCGTCCGGTTGATCACGCCGGAGGTCCAGAACGTGCTCGGCGACAGTCGCCAGTCGTCCAGGATTGGCGCAGTTTCCGAGCCGCTCTGCGCGACCGCTGAGGGCTCCACCTGATTGAGAATGCGGGTGCACTTCTCCGCGTAGCCCTCCAGCACCGCGTGCTGGGCTGGCCAGTCCCGCTTGACGGCAGTGCTCGCGCAGCCCTCGCGCTGGAACACGGGCTTACGCGGTGCGGTACCGAACGTCGCCGAGTAGGTGCGGTACCCGCTGCCTGCCCGGTTGACGCCGTTGAAGTCGCCGACCGTGCGCACCGCCCACCGGAGATCCCGGCACTCACCCAGCCGGGCGTAGTAGGCCACCGGCTCGCCGGTCTCGGCGTCGTGTACCGAGGTCTCAGTGGTGACGTTCGGCTCCAGGGTCGGCACCCGCTCGCCGACGAGTTGCGCCCTGGCAGCGTTGTGGTCAAGCAGTCGGGGCGCGGCCAGCCGGATCACGCGTCAACCTCGCAGTACCGGCGGGCCAGCTCGGCAACCGTGTCGCTGTAGCTGGCGGTCTCGAACTCGCCTTGCAGCTTCTCTAGCCGTTCCACCAGGTGTACGTATGCCTCGTTCGACAGCATGATCACGATGCTGCGGACACCCGAGCCGACGTAGTCCTGGTGCTGCTCGTCCAGCGTGCGGGCAGGCCGGTCGGCCGACACGGTGCCGTCGTCCAGGAAGACCGGCGGCGCCACGTCCACCTCCTCCAGTCGCGCACGCAAGTCGT